AAGCTAGACTTACTACGCGCTGCCCTGTCCGACAAAATCAAAGCGAATATTGAAGAAACTGGCGAGGAGTCTATGCAGACATCTCACGGTACGGTATTCCGCACGGTTAAAAATCGGTACTGGACAAACGACTGGGAGGCTATGAGCAAGTTCATCCTCGAACACGAGTGTGTTGACCTGCTTGAGAAACGCATACAGCAGACGAACATGCGCCAATTTTTAACCGAGTGTCCTGACTTACTGCCACCAGCGCTTAACGTGGATAGTGAGTATGTGATCAATGTACGGAGGAAAAAGAAAAAATGAGCAAACAAAGTGCAATTGCCTATGTCCCTATCGAAAATCTATCTGATCATCTTTCAGTAAAGATTACTACGATTCGGCAGTGGGTGAAGCAGGGGTCTATACCTAAGCACACCTACATAAAAGTTGGTAACACGTATAGATTTAACATTCCCGAAGTAGTAGAGGCGTTGCGTGCAGCGAAGCCTGCAGAAAACGTAAAAGAACTTTCCCCCCAACAAGTGTTGGACGGGCTTAACGAAAATGATGACCTTTAGGAGCTAGACAATGACAAAAGAAGTGGGTTTATTTGGAAACATGCCAGCAGCATTTACAGATATGCTGGCACAACTAGAACCAGAAACAAATCTTATGGGCAACGATGGCGGTGGTGGTGGGCGTAAGCTGAGTATCCGTGGCGCAGTATTCCGTAAGGTAGTTGGCGGGGAAGAGGTCGGCACTATTGACAGCCGCACCATGAACATAGTGGTAGTGAAGTCTGCTCCCATATCACGGATGTACTACGAAGGCACGTATGTGGAAGGCGAATCCAGTGCCCCTACTTGCTGGTCATCAGACACTAGTCGCGGCAAGCCTTCCGAAGATGTATTGACTTCAGAAGCACAGTCACTAGCTTGCTCTAGCTGCCCACAAAACATAAAAGGCAGTGGTACTGGTGAAAGCCGCGCATGTCGTTACCAACAACGTATTGCTGTATTGCTTGCCGATGCCGATGGTAACGTAGTGTCTCCTGACACGTACCTACTCTCACTGCCCGCCACTAGTGTGTTTGGTGACAACAAGCAGAAGATGTCTATGCAAGCATACGCACGACACCTTAACGCCCATAAAGCCCCGTTGGCTTCGGTGATAACTGAACTGCGTTTCGACACAGAAGTTACACACCCACGCCTGTGCTTTAAACCACAGCGTGTACTGACACAGGAAGAGTTGGCACTAGCTATTACTGCACAACAAGACCCTGAGACAGCTAAGCTAGTGGAGTTGAAAATCACACCGAAAGAAGCTAAGGAGCTTCAAGCCACGTCCTTACCTGCACCTAAAGAAGAAGCCGCAGGAGGGTTGTTTGATAGCGTAGAGGAAGAAGAAGAAGAAGAGGCTATAGCACCTAAGAAAAAGGCAAAGAAGAAGACAGCAAAAGTAGAACCTGTAGCTGCTCTTGACCTGTCTAGCTTACTAGACGATTTTGATGACTAGTAGTTCCTTTGAATTTGGGGGTGTTAGCTAGCACCCCCAAGCTATAGCGTGTGAGAATGATGGATACAAAACAATTTCTAAGCTCGGTGTTGAGTGAAGAAGGTTACTACTGCACGGTAGGGATTAAGGATGGGCAAACAGTACAGAAGTTTTACAGTTCAATTGACTCCTTGGTGGAAACAGCCGAGAACTTTGACTTAGACGGATATGACGCGTACTACGCTTTAGGTACGTTCGATGACCAGAATTCAAGGAAAGCCGACAACGTAAAACAATTAAAGGCGCTATTCTTAGACTTAGACTGTGGCGAAGGAAAGCCATACCCAACACAACCAGATGCCATTGCGGCACTGAAAGATTTTTGTAAGCACTACGCTTTACCCAAACCTACTTCGGTAGTTAATTCGGGGAGAGGCGTACACGTCTATTGGATGCTGTCAAAGGCGTACACTAGAGAAAAGTGGCTACCTGTCGCTGAAAGGTTGAAGGCTGCATGTGTGGAGCAGGGGTTAGATGCTGACCCTGTTGTTACCGCCGATGCAGCTAGGATACTACGCATACCGAATACACATAACTTTAAAGCCACTCCTGCGCTAGACGTAGAAGTGTTGAGCATGGGTACTGCGCTAGTAGACCTCGATGTGTTTGCAGCTAAGTTACCACACCAACTGATACCAGTTGTTAGTGTCAGAGAGTACTCAGAGCAAGACAAGAAGGACATGGAGCAAGCGATGGGTTTAAGCCCATACGTGAAGCGGTTCGCAAAGCTATTAGCTGCAACGGGCAATGGCGGGGGGTGTGGTCAGTTACGCAAGGCCATCCTAGAACCGAATGACATGACTTACCCTGAGTGGCTACACATTCTCTCTATCGCAAAGTTCTGCGAAGACGGGGAACAAGCGATACATTTGGTCTCAAAGGGGTATGAAGGCTACTCTCACGAAGAAACAGAAAAGATAGCCTCCTCTATAGATACTCCGCATCTATGCACTACTTTTAGCTATGACAATCCATCAGCGTGCGAGGCGTGTCCCCACAATGGGAAGATAAAAAGCCCGATACGTCTATGTATGGAGATACCTGAAGCTACTGCTGAAGATAATGTAGTTGAAGTTGCGGTAGAAACTCCCGTGGTTCCAATGCCTGAAGGGGAAGATGAAGAAGAACTCCCAGTCAAGTTAGAGCGCCACACAATACCAGATTACCCTTTTCCTTATTTTCGTTCGCCCAACGGTGGAGTGTTTATGAGGACAAAGGATAAGGAAGGAAACGCGGACGAGGTGCTGATACACAAGCGCGACCTGTACCTCACGAAGCGACTAAGAGACCCCATAGACGGCCCCTCTTTTGAGTTCAAATACCACTCCATTAGGGAAGGTATCCAGACTTTTGTAATATCAGGGGTAAGGCTTTCATCAAAAGAAGAGTTCCGAAAAGCTATGGGAATGAATGGAATACAAATATTAAATACAAAGAGTGATGCCCTTATGGTTTACGTACAGAAATGGATTGAACAGCTACAAGAAACACAAGATGAAATAACAGTGAAGACTCAGTTTGGTTGGACAGAGGGCAACAAGTCCTTCGTCATAGGAGACAAAGAAGTTTTTGCAGATCGAATAGAACCAAACCCCCCCGGCGCACGTACCGCGCAGTACTTCCCTATGTTTGTTAAGAAGGGAACGCTAGAGGGTTGGAAGCGAGTAACAAGTTTCTACAACAAGAAAGGCTTTCAGCCACACCAGTTTATGTTTGCCTTGTCCTTTGGGTCTCCACTAATGGAGTTCGTGCCCAATGTGTCGGGAGCTATCTTCCACCTTATGAGTGCGGAATCAGGCTTAGGCAAGACAACTGGTCAGTGGGGAGGTGCTTCCGTTTGGGGTAACCACAAGAAGCTAGTGTTAAAAGGTAAAGATACGGTCAACTCCGTGTGGAATCGTGCTGAGCTACACAAGAACCTCGTGTTGTACATTGATGAGCTATCTAACTACAAAGCCAAAGAGGCTAGTGACTTTGCCTACGCGGTCAGTGACGGGGAGCAGAAAAACAGGCAGACCAACACAGGCCAGAACCAAGAGCGTTACCGAGGGGAGGAATGGAGCCTTCTGTGTGGCACTTCAGGTAACACAAGCCTAATAGACAAGATGGGCGAATACAGGGCATTGCCCAAAGGAGAAGCACAGCGGGTTATGGAGTCTACGGTAACGCAGCTATTGCACACCCAAGAAGAGGTTATACAGGCTAGGGCATTGAACGATGACCTGTCAGGCAACTACGGGCACGCTGGGCAGATATTTATCCAGTACGTCCTGAACAACTTGGACTCCGTTAAATTACTGCTCTCTGAGAACATTAGGAAGCTAACAATAGACTCCGAAGCAGGTGCAGAGAATAGGCACTGGACAGCGCAGGCAGGTGCGGCACTTACTGGCGCACAGATAGCCCGCGTCATTGGCCTTATAGACTGGGATTTAGAAGCTCTGCGTGAGTGGATACTGACTAAGATACGCGAGTCCCGTGCGGACACTACAGAGATGAAGGTCGATATTCGTGACTTGGTGACTCGCTACGTGAACGAGAATATCCGTGGCGTACTGCGTATAAAAAGCACTGATAAACCTACCGGCGAGACGGAACACTTGGTGCTACCGGATGCTACGCCAATGTACAACTGGTCCATACGGCATGAGTATGACATCAATAAATTGTACCTAGCAGTGCAGCCATTTAAGCAGTGGGTAGTCCTCCAGCAACTGAGCTACAAGGATGCGAGGGACATGATCTACAAAGAACTGAACGGCGAATCTAAGAGAGACAGGCTAGGCAGGGGCACTAAGATGTCTATGATGCAGCAGCAAGTCTTGGTAATGTCTTGGGATGACTTGGATGTGACTGACAGTGATAGTAGTTCCGACTGATATATCCCCAGATGGGGTGAGGGCCATTGTGGACTGGGACAAATTTGTTTCAGGCACTTCGGTCTTCATCCCAACTCTCCACACTAACTTAGCACTCAAACAACTACTAGCAGCTACCGGACTGAAGCGTGAGCAGGTAGAGAGACGTGTTCGTGTAGAGCGTGGGTTGTACGGGGTGAGGGTCTGGCGGCTATCTTAAAGAGACTTAGTTGTTTGGAGTTGCATGGTGTTGCATGGAGTTGTATGAAACTGTAAACTGCCCCTTCATCATTCTCGTAAGAGATTTTTAGCCCTGCTCACGCGGGGCTTTTTTATGGCCTAAAGGCTTCTTCGTTAGACTCCATTACTGCACGTTGGTATTTCTTAGGGGTTACCATACCCCCAGTAATTGCTGCAATGGCCGAGTTTCTTGCCCGTGTATTATAGGAAGATTTTAAGGTGGCGGAGGTCACTGCATCGGCTGGATACTTAGCATTAAACGCTACTATGTCCTGCAGCAGCTCTTTCCACTCATCAGGGTTTACTGAACGACCCTGCCGCCTAGCATCTTCCTGTAAGTACCAAGCATTATCCAGTATGCGCCCTTTCCTGTTGCTCTGGGAACGAGTTACACGGTAGTTTCTAGCTAGCTCTGCTTGGCCCGTACTGAACTTAACGGGACGAAAACCTAACGCCTGACGTAGTAAGTCCGTTATGCTCAGGTCACCAACTATCGTGTCACCGCGAGATGTGTTGTAGCCTTCGTCACTAAACCTAAGTGCCTTTTTAATGTTGGAAGCACCGGCGGGGAGGATTTTCTCCCACGCACGCCTATTGTTCCTAGGGTCGTCATCAAAAAATGCTTCGTACCCACCCTCCAACGCTCGTTTACCTACACTCCACGCAGGGCCGAGGTAGCTGTCCATTAAGTACTCTACCTTGTTATCTGGCACGTAGTTACTGGAGTCTCTTATCATAAGGTTAGTAAGTGCCGCACGGTCAGTAACATCCATGCCAGTTATACGTGCAAACAACCCAAAGTACATTCCCTCAGATAGTTTCTTGGAGATCACCGTGTTCAAGTCATCGTCTTCATCACCAGCAATAAGTGCGTTGTAGATCATAGCGAAGATGCCGTAGGCAGGGACACCCTTCGGCCCAAGCAACAAGAACCCAGTGGCAGTCATGTATCCCCAGTTCTGGATTATCTTTAAGTTTTCTGCCCCCTCGGCCTTAGCCGCAGCCAAGTCGGCTTCTGCTTGGTCGTAAGCTGCTGTGTCGCCTGTGGTTTGAGCCTCAGCCATAGCCGCTTCTGCTGCTTGTACTTTTGCTCTCGTTTTAAGGGTCATTACCCTATACCCTGCCGCAGCCATCTTAGTTTGGATGGTCAATACGTTCATTGGGAACCGCTTGAACTGGCCTACTAGGCTACCTAGAGTGTTCTGTGTAAGTCTGGGGGCTGTGGTCTGTAGGGCGGAAGCGTTAAGCTCTTCCATCATCATGGTGGCTTTTACTGCAGCATCTCCCCCGTACTGCTCCACCTCTGCCGCAGTCACATCCTTAATTTTTTTGCCTGTTTTAGCCTCCATCTCACCAATATACACAGACAATGCAGTTATCTGCCGTGCCGCACGCTCACTGTGGTTGAAGATAAAGCCACTATAGAAGGAGGCTTTTTGTAGAATTGCGCTAGTGGGAGAATCAAATTCAGCCATGTCTTGTGAAATAGTACGATTGTCTAGCCCTATGTCCTCCATACGCTGAGTAAGCGGGGCGAAAGCGGCGTGCTGCTTAGTGCCTTTAGTGTTACCCATGCCGAAACCACCGCGCTTCTTAATGTAGTTACGCGCCTTAACGAAATAATTGCCGTCACTTGCCTGTTCCATGTCAGGCAGCACTTCTGAATCCACATCCCCAAAGGTACTGCCGTAGACACCTATAGCTTTCCTGAGCGCGGCTAAGCCTTTAAGTGGCCCGTAGTCCGCCTGTAGTCGAGGGCTTACTATCAGACCAAGCACCGACAAGTTCACCACAGGAGCAGATATGTTAGCCCCAAGCGTGAACATGAACACACCCGCTCGTACATTACGCGCAAATTTGGAGATGTAGGGGTTCTTTGCAAACTCTGCGTAGCTAGGCAGCTTCAACACTGTAGCGTCTGTTTCAGCCTTAGTGCCAGCAAGGGCTAAAGATAAGTACCGTTCCATAGAATTATTGGCATACCCAGCGTCTTTGGCTTTTTGGCGTAACTCCTTAGCAACCTTGGATATTTGTACTTCATACTTCAGGTTCACAAACGCATTGTTGGTTAGTTTAGAGCGAGACTCAAAGGCAATGATGGGGTTCTGTTCGTATCCCTTATACCCCACTCTTTTCTTCTGTGTCTGGACAAGCCCCTGTTGGGGCAATGTACGCAGCAATAGCTCTCGCAGTGTAAGTTTTAGTTCCTCAACCTTGGCAAAACTGTCAGCTTCTGTAGAACCTTCCTCACCTTTAGGGAGCTTAACTTTGTCTATTTCGTTGGTCATCTCCAGTACGAAACTAGTAGAGACATTGTTTATATCAGCGCCGTTCATTGCCGCTACTCTGTCGGCAGACATCTCTTCTAAAGTATCTTGGTCTACAGTGGGGTCTTTACGTAGCCTTTCCATAGCCACTGCACGTTCTGCTTCCGTCTCGAAAGGTGCGGTGTAGTATTCAGTTCCCTTGCCTTCAGCCTTTCCGTATGTGAACCCTAGCCAGAACTGACCGCGCCGATCAAAAGGGAAGTAAGGGTCAATGCTACCGCTCTTCATTATCTTTTCAAAAACGATGTCTTTGATCTGCCTTCTTAGCACTGAGTCGTCTTGAGTGAGGGCATCCATACGAGCAGCAACAGCTTTACGGACTTCTTTCTGGCGTGATGTGTAGTGGTCACGCAGAGTTATGTAGGCGCTTTTCTGCTCCTTGTTCAGTTGCTTATCCCACAGCGGTCTTAGCTCTTTCCACTTCATTTGCTTTTCTGTGGATGGCTCTAACTTCTGCACTCCCCCTACAACCACCAAGTCCCCTTTATCAGGTTTTTCTTTGGCGTTCACTATCTTTATTTCAGCCTTTAACGCGGCTAACTTTTCATCTCTGGCTAACTGGTTGGGGAAGTTTCGGTTTTCAACAAGAGTGCCATCAGCTAAGGAGTAGGCCAAGCCAAACTTCGTGTATGTGTTAAGCGGTTTAGCTACGTCAACACCAAAGTCTGTGCCTTCATTAGCGATCTGACTAAAAGCATTAAGTGCTTTAACATTCCCTTTGAACGCATTACGTAAAATATCAGCTAGCTTAGCATCCTCTCCCGCCATCCTACCGCGCTCACCATCTTCTCGGATGATAAGTTCATGTAGCCCTGTTGCTTCTTTGCCAAACGTAGTTTTTTGCGCCCACTCAACCAAGTGATTCATACTCACGGCGTTCATAACCTGCTCACGTGACTTAGCGGTAGCAGTTCGCGCCCACGAGGCGAGCACTATGTTGGAGTCTTTAATGCCAGCCTTACCCAAAGAACGGGCACCTTTACGCATTTCAAACAGGGCTTGGTCTGGCTTACCCTCAGAGAGGTACTGCCTTACTGTGGTAGCGTTTCTGTTATCTATAGTGCTGCCCATGATGAAATTGGCGAGAGTCAGGACTTCATCTTTAGCTGACAGTGGTTCGCCACGCAGCCCAATACGTGTGAATATGGCGTTGATGAATCTGCGCCATGCGGTGAGGGGTTGTGACGCTGGCTTGTATGAAGCAAGCATGTCTTGAAACCTTGGGTTAGTGAATGCCTCAGCAACAAATTCCTCTAGGGAAGTTACACCGTACTCATCGGGTATCAGGCTCTGTGCTTCTTCCCACAGCTTGGTAAGTTTTTTCGTGATAGGGTCGCTCTTATTCATCAAAGCATCGTGGGTAGCAGCGTGTGCTGACTCATGCAGTACAGCGTGTATGCTTATTGGCCCTGTGTTGTTTAGGCTTATTTGGTGTGTCATGTGGACATAGGAACCAGCCAACAACACTCCTTCAGCGTCAGTAAGGCCATCGACCAATGTAACTTTAGTCCTTTCTTTACGCATTCTTCGGGCGAGTGTCTTAGCAATTTTAGCTATGTCGTTGTTGGTTGTGTCAGAAGCTATCTGTGTAAGTGCCCCAGCAATGTTTCCCTCCGCCAGCTTGCTGCTTACCTTTGCCGAAACTGTACCCATGCCAGACAGTACTGCACTGGCCTTGAGTTTTTTCGAGGCAATGTCAAAAGCTGCGTTAGCTGCGGCTTCTGTTTCCTTATCCTTGGAAGTCTTGCGTAACGCCAACACACCCTCAGCGGCTGCTTTGACATTAGCAGCATCCTTATCTGTAGGATTGCTGGTGTCTATTGCTTCTAGTTCTTGCTTCTTTAACCTTTGCTTGGCCCTGTATTCTTCCTTAACGTCTGCTAGGGGTATGCCAAGTGCTTTAGATTCGGCTTCAGCGGATTCAAAAATATCTACCTCAATGTTGTCATCAACCTGTTCTACAGTGGCTAACTGCTCGCGGGTAAAGTCAGTATCTGCTTTTTCAGAAACAGCTTTCTGCTTGGTGTTCTCTGTTTGGCGCTCTACTTCAGCGGCTAGTGCCTTACCCTTCTTTGACTTATTAGCTTTGGCTACAGCGCTGGGAGAGAGGACTTTGACAGGGCTTGACTCAGTTTCTGGTGTAAACCGCCTAGCTATGACAGGGGCGGGTGCATCCTCATCAACGGCTTCATCCTCAGCAACCTCCACACCCGTATCTACTCTTACACGCTCAGCCTCTATCTCTTCCTGTGAGGCGATGAGGACATCTAAGGAAGCGTTGACTTGAGGAGAGAAATTCTCACGCACGAACTGAACGGCTTTCTCGCCATCAGCCTTCTCGTTCAACATGGTCTTTACATCTTCCCCTGTAAACTTCCGCTGTCCTGTACTGGCAAAAGCCACCGTATTTAAGGCTTTCATTATTGACCAAGTGGGCGAATCTTCGTCCACCTCTATCGGCAGTCCACGCCATGCGCCTTTAGGGAGGGATTTCTGCTCTCTTTTTTCTCCTGCCAATACTCGCCTGAATGCTCCTTGCTCTGGCCTATCTGTCTTTATCTTAGGAGGATTCTTTTCGTCCATCAGCGTAACGAAGTCCCTATCCTCAAAGACTTTTACTGTGCGGTCAACAGCAGGCGTTACAGTGTTGGCTATTGATTTCGTTACGGGTTTATCCGCAGGTGTAATAGGATTTGGAGTTGTTGTTGGTGTGGATTCGTACACCTTCGCTTGCGCTTCTCTATCTCCCCTAATAGCTGCGTTGTAGTCCTTAGTAGCTTTTGCCAGCTTGCTCCTGTTAACCACATTAGGCTTGGCTATCACCCTTTGGTTTGCTGCTTCGTA